GTACCCGATCGGAACAATTCTCTACGCTTCAGGGACTGCGGGAAGCCTTTCCTCTACCGCGGGGTCTCCGGAGCTCGCCATTGCTATCGTGACCAGATCGCAGCAGAATACCGGGCGGCTCTTCATTCGGTCGTGGACCCCGAACTCGGGAAAGGCATTCCGGTATGTTACTGCGGGCGGGAATACACTCGAAGCGGAGAAGCAAGAAGATACCTTGACGCTTACCGCGGCGGGAGGTATGACTATCACGAGCGTAACGGGAACCGATACTATCACGCTTGATTCCGCACGGCTTGACGACGACGACGTAACGCTATCAGGAGTTCGAGAAATCGACCTCAACGGCGAGAACCTAAATTTTACCAGTTCAGGTTTCGATATACTGCTGGTAGAAGCCGATGGGCTTAGTATGACTGACCCGGTAATTCGCAACTACACCGGCGGAACTGGTGGAAAAATATCACTAGCGGAGGCTACCACGAACGGAGGGAGTTCGATTGCAATCAAGGCACCTGATTCACTTGCAGCTACCACGACCTACACCCTCCCTTCCGCCGACGGAACCAGCGGGCAGGTGCTGGCAACGAACGCGGCGGGCGGTCTTTCGTGGACCACACGCGCGGCGAATAGCTTCGAGACCATCGCGGTATCCGGGCAGTCCCCCATCGTGGCGGATACCCATATCGATACGCTCACGATTGCAGCGGGTACGGGTATAACGCTCACGACGAACGCAGGAACAGACACGCTGACCATCACGAACAGCGTAACAGCTCCCAACACCTTCGGGACTATAGCAGTCTCTGGGCAGTCACCCGTAGTGGCTGATAGCACCACGGACACGCTCACATTGACTGCGGGCAGCAACATCACGCTGACCACGGACGCTACCACGGACACGATTACAATCGCCTCTACAGGTGGAGCGGCTGCCGCAGGATCTACCGGGCAAATTCAGTACAACTCGGGCGGAGCATTCGCAGCGGAGGCGGCTCTCTACTACGACGCTACGAACAACCGGCTTTCTGTAGGTGGCAACACCAGCCCAACGGGAACTCTCGTTAGTCGCGGCGCGGGCAACACCACCGGCATTACATTTCGAACTGAGAGCAGCACAGGCAGCGAACGGGTGCAGGTTCTTGATGAGGGCACGATGACCATAACCGAGGCAAATACGGGCATGGCTGCTTCGCGTTTGACATTAGCCCTTGTAGGCACAAAAGCTGACTACAACCGAGGTGGGCTGGATTTGCTACACACCAACGTAAGCAATCCGTTTGGTTCGATTATGAATACAAACCGGTGCGCGTCTATGCAGGTGCAAGATTTTGTCACGGGAGGGATGTCTATAGGTGGAATTACCAGTTCATCTGCATCTGCACAGCCTTTATTTTTCTATGGAGCCCCCGGAAGCACCGCGCCCACAACACCGGTTATGGTTTTCCAAGCGATGAAGAACAATGGTAGCGGCACCGGCTACCAAAACCTGGCGGCTACCGAATCAGTACTTCGTTTTAAGAATTTTAGCCTTGATAGGTTTACGATGTTAGGCAGTGGTGCGGTAGGCATCCTAAATAGCGCCCCTACATCTACCACTTCGCTCACCGTACGTGGGCAGGGCACTAGCACCAACAACACGCTGCTCGTCGAGAACAGCGGCGGCACTGCCCGCTTCACCGTACGGGATGACGGCGGCTACGCATTCGCCGGGGGCACGGTCGGGGTAGCGCAGACGGGGTATACTACCTTCACGAACCTTACAACCGACAGGACCTGCGACGCAAATGCTACCACCGTGGAGGAACTTGCAGACATCCTCGGCACTCTGATTGTGGACCTTAAAACGAAAGGAATCATAGCTACCTAATGGCACTTCAAAAAACAATCCCCACCGCCTACGGGGTAGACCTCACCTACTGGAAGGTCACGCGGCTCAACATTGACTGGCTAAACCAAATCGGCGAGGTATTCCTTGGCGGCTGGCCGAACCAGCAGGCACGCCTGAACGGTGTACAAGCGCTGGAATACAAGACGCAGGTATTCCGCCATGACGACTGGCCCTTCACGGCAGACGGCTACAACATTACGGAAGCATACGAGCGGCTGAAGTTGCCTATCATGCAGGCTGGAGTAAACGCACCTGCTACGGATATCAACCCCTTCACCGGAGCTGCCGACGTCTACGAACCCGGACAACCCGGCGTGCGGCCATGAACTACATCCTACCTGCTGAACTTCGGGAGGCTATCCTCGCCTACCTCAAGAGCAAGCCCTACCACGAGGTAGCGGACGGGGTACGGGCGCTCGAGAACTTGGAGCCAGATGGCGAAGGCTAAATCACAAGCGGCACCCGTTCGAATTGAGCGGAAGATTTCGCGGCCCGGAGTGCACGCGAAGACAAAGCAGGGGACCCACAAAGGCTCTAAGCTCTACAAGAAGACCTACAAGGGCCAAGGACGATGAGCAAGGAAGCTTCGAAGCTGTGGGTGGAGTTCGCTCAAGAGGTGCTTGACGCCTCGAAGCGTGAGCTCGGAACGAAACGTATCGGGAAGAACAAGAACTACGGCGTAGCCACGAGGACCCTCCAGCGATCGCTCGCGTTCAAGTTCCGTTTCGGGAAGACCGGAGTCTCGGAGATACAGCTCTACGCGAAAGGGAAAGCTTCGAGCTATGCCTCTTTCCTGCACTGGGGTGTAAACGGCACCCAGGTACGCCACGGCTCCCCTTTCTCCTTTACTACGAAGCAACCTCCTACCGAAGCGGTACGCGCGTGGATGAAGGTCAAGCCGATTCGTCTCAGGGATCCGAAGACGGGAGCGTTCATCAAGCCTACGGAGGCGAAGCTAAACTCGGCCGCATTCCTCATTGCTCGAGGCATCAAGCGTAAAGGAATTACACCGCTCCGTTATTTCATCAACGGGTACGACTGGGCTATCCGCCGCAAAGGGGACAAGCTCGCTCAAGCGGTAGGTGAGGATTTCGTTCGGAAACTCGTAGCTACAGCAAGCCCGGTGACTCTTACTGTGAAGCCCAAATAACATGGCCGCCTCATTTACCTCGAACCCTACGGAGACGTTCTACCCGGCTGGGCAGCCTCTCATCTACACACTCCAAACGTCTCTCACGATTACCGACACGTTCGCGTTTATCGTGCAGGTAGAAGAGAACGCTGTTGAGATCGGGAAATACTACCTCAAAGCCAACTCGAATAACCGCGCTCACTTCGACCTCTCCCGCATTATTGAGGGAAGGACGAAGGTGGACCCTTCGGTGTATTCTGCGACTACCTTCCTGCATGACTACAGCGCGAACTATTACACCCGCGCAAATACCGGGCTGAACAAGTACACGGTAAAAATCGGAGAATACACCGGGACGGAGGCCCTGAATCAAGCCTCGAAGAACATCTACGTCACGGACGGGTACGAGCAAGTTTCGGCTGGCCTGCATCCTTCCTTCTCGGACTACTTCGGGACCGCATCCACCAAGAAATACTGGCTCACGGATCGCGCTCCGGTAGGAAACATCATTACGATGTACGCGGCGGACGAGGACGAGGGATTCATGGCCCTGATAAACAAGGACTCGATTCACTCGAACACGGTCTCGGATGTTACTCGGCTTCAGTACGTAATTGTACGGCCTGGGACCTCCCCGCTTACCGTCCAGAAGGATTTGAACACGACGAACGGCGCACAGCTTCCGAGTGCTTCGACCCCTACGAACGGGTTCCTTGTGTACGCGGCTGTGATGCCCGCCCAGGTGCTCGCTCTAAACAGCGTAACCGCGTGGTCGGAAATCATTATCACGCCACAGAACGCTTCGGGGGTGCAGGAAGGGAACCAGCTCCAGATCCTGCCAAGCTGCCCGGGCACTCGAGGAAGCGGAGCACAGGTAGCCTTTGCGAACTCGCGCGGAGGGTGGGACTTCCTTCGCTTCGACGGCTACACGCGCAAGACAATCCGGACGGAGGAAAAGACTTACCGAGCAATCCTCGGTGACTACGCGGCCACGACCTACACGTTCAACTCGTACGCTCCGGAGACGGTAGCCTACCAGAAGACCGCGGTTCAAGCGTACGCGCTCTCCGGGGTATTCGACCCTGCAGATGCTTACCTCATCCCCTACCTCTTAAGGTCTCGCCAAGTGTACGCGAAGATTGACGGGGTATGGAGCCCGGTTCGCATCACGGATGGATCTGCACCGTACAAGACCACGCCCGACTCTCAGGTTACGCAGTTTACGATGAACGTAGAACTCGCTCAGACAATCCGATGCTAACCCTTCTCGCCTATCGGACCACGTGGAAGCCCGTCGAGCTCTACGAGTTCGAGCCTGTGAACCTGAATTACTCGTTTACGGATATCACGAAGGTCAATTCTCCTACCTCGAACTACTCGCAGACCTTCCGCGTACCTCTCACGAAGACGAACGAGGACGTATTCGGGCCGTACGACCTCTCACAGGTACCTTCCTACGACTTGAAAGCGAAGATACCAGCCCGGCTCATGGAGGGAGGGGTGGCGATTATGACGGGCTTCATTCAGGTAAAGGGGTGGTACGTCCAGAAAGGCAGGTTCGTAGATGTGGAGCTCGCGTTCTTCGGGGAACAAGCCGACCTAGCGAAGAGCATCGGCGAGGATCTTCTTTCGGATTTAGACTGGAGTTCTTTCGACCACTCGCTTACCTATACCGCGGTCACTAATTCGTGGGCCGGAACGCTCCTTTCTGGTCAAATCCGGTACGGCATCGTGGACAAGTGGCGCAACTGGACCTCTACTACGAGCCCGGCCACAACCAAACTCTATCCTGCCGACTGCACGCCGTTCATTCGGATAAAAAGCGTTCTAGACAAAATCTTCACCACAGCCGGATTTACGTACGAGAGCACTCACTTCTCCAACTTGGAGACCACGCTGTACATGATGCTACACAGCGGCGGGAAATTCAATAAGTTCACAACGAACTTCGACTTCAAATTCTGGGTAGGACGCACGACCGACCTAACGATTACAGCCCCGACCACCTTTACCGATGTAAGCTATGAGGAGAATGGAAACTTCTACGACACGGGCGCGGATTTCGTGAGCCCTACGTGGACCGTTCCGCTCGAAGGGGTATACCAGCTAGACTTCTATTTTAACTTCACCCTCGCCACAGCAGGAGCTACGGCCACCTTCCGGCTCACGAACGGTACTACACACTACACGATTGCTAGCGGATTAACCTCGCCTACCAATACGTGGTTTTCTTTGCAGGTAACCCTCGCATCGACGAGCACGTGGAAGGTTCAGGTACAGACCAGCGCGGGAAATATTACTCTCCTTCGAGGAGCGGCGAACGGCATCCTCGGACTGGGAGGTACCTCATGGAAAGTAGGATACGGCGGCTTCCTTTCTTCGATTACGCTGGATACTGCGAGGAACTTCCCGAAGATGCGCCAAATCGATTTTATCGCAGGGCTCCAGAAGTGCTTCAACCTTGTTTTTATCCCGGACAAGGTCAACCCGAAGAAGATTTACATAGAGCCGTTTAACGACTACATGGCTACGGGTGACGTGAAGGACTGGACCGGCAAAATCGATATGAGCATGGACCTCTCCATCACGCCTACCTCCGACCTACAGCGGAAGCGGTATGTGTGGACGCACTCAGCCGGGGAGGACTTTGTAAGTCAAGCGATACAAGCCTCGGAGCGCGTTTATGGACAGCACGAGATTCTGGACCCGGGAAACGACTTTGCTACTGGAGATGAAAAGATAGAGTCGGGTTTCGCTCCTTTCTTTACCTCTTACATCCCGGGAACTGGCTACAACATCCACAGGCTTCTTTCTTCTGATCCGGAAAAGCCAGAAATAGACGAGGTGAAGCCGCGCCTAGCCTTTTATAACGGACAGCTTACGCTTCCTTTCTTGCTCGACAACGCAGGAACGGGGACCTCGAACAACTTCCCCTTCTTCGGGCAGTTTGCCACGAATACCAAAGAGGACGCAGACGTAGCAGACGACTCGCTTATGTTCGGGATTGAGCTTCCGCTCTTTGAGATTACCGCGAACCCCTACGACACGCTCTACAACAAGTACTGGCAGCTTTACGCGAACCAGCTCTATTCTTCCGACGCTCGACTTCTTACCGCCCACTTCCGTCTCTCTACGCTCGATATCTCTACGTTCGAGTGGTCAGACAAAATCTACCTCTTCAACACCTACTGGAGGATTCTCGAAATCTCCGGATACGACCCCACAAGCGAAGGGACGGTACAGGTGAAGCTTCTGAAGGTGCTCGGAACAATGCGGGACTGTACCTACCTCCCGGCTACGGGACGGACGGGAAGGGTTGAGTTCACGACCTCCACCGGATCGGGAATCTTCACCGTCAACCGCACCTGCTGCGAGCGGTACGGATTCGTGTACGACGCGGCTACCGCCTACTGTTACCAGCCATGAACCAATTCCAAGTAAAGGGGTGCAAGGACTTCGGTTACATTATCGAGGCTTTCCACCTTTTGAGGCAGCCGGGGAAGCCGCGGTGGGTGAAAATCCTAGACGCGGTTTTGGCTTCTCTGGTCTTCTTTGGGTGGTACGGCGCACTCGGTTACCTGCTGGTGAAAATCATTCTCTGGACCCATGGCTAAGAAGAACGAGGTAGTAGTAGATATCAAAGCGGACACGTCCAAACTCGACAAAGCTCTACAGGACGCGGAGAAGTCTATGGAGGATCTCGGCGAAGCCGGGGAGAAAGCGTTAGGTGGATTAGACCAGCTTACCGGAGGACTCGCTTCCGGGCTTGTAAAGTCGGTAGCTGGGGCCCGCTCTTTGGCTCAGGGGATGGGGCTTCTGAAGGTGGCCCTCATTTCTACGGGTATCGGTGCGATTGTGGTGGCGGTAGGTTCCCTGGCTGCTTACTTCACGCAGACGGCCGACGGAGCCAAACTCCTCGAGCGCGGCTTGAATATCCTTACAGCCACTTTCAACGTCCTTCTGGACCGGGTGGCTAAAATCGGCGGGGCTATTGTCCAGTTCTTTCAGGGTGACTTCGCCGCAGCTTACGAGACCGCTTCTTCCGCCCTTAAAGGTATAGGGGCAGAGATAGCGTCCGAAACGGAAACCATGGACGGCCTCACGCAGGCTACTCAAAGGCTGCGAGCTTCACAGCGCGAGATTATCGTGGAGACCGCCAAACAACGGGCAGAGATTGAGCGGCTGAAGATGGCTTCGGACGACGTAAACCGAACCGTAGAACAAAGGATTAGAGACGCAGAGCGGGCCGCGGCTCTCGAGAAGGGACTTGTAGCAGACCGAAAGGCTATCGCACAGGAAGAGCTCCGGATTGCACGCCAGAAGGCGGCGATGACTCAAGCCACGGAGGAGGAGCTCATGCGTATGGCAGAACTCGAGGCGGAGGTCTACAACATCCAGCAGGAATCCACCACGATACAGACCGAACTTCAAAACAAAATCAACTCGTTGAGGGCCGAAGCTTCGGCTGCGGAATTAGAGAGACAACAGGCACTACACGATGCAGCCGTAGAGCAAGCAAAGGAGCTGAACGACACGAACAAAGCTCTTCAGGAAGGGGTACGAGGGTTGCAGCAGGTATCAAACGACACGACCCGCACGATTATCGACAATAGCCAAAGAATCCAGACATCCGAAGCAAACCTGCTTCGTGACTACACAAAGATTCAAGCGGACCGGGCAAAGGTGGCGGTGAACTTCGCTTCTGCGGCTATCGACCTAGTAACCGCACTCCAAGACGACCAAGACCAAAACAACGAGAAACGCGCGAAGCGGAACTTCCAGCTCTCGAAAAGTATCTCCCTCGCGAACGCTATCATAAACACGGCGGAGGGTATCACGACGGCCCTCACGGATAAGACGCAGCCCTCGACAATCCTCCGAATAATCCAGACGGCTACCGTAGCGGCGGCGGGTGCAGCTCAAATCGCAGCTATCGCCAAATCCAAGTTCGAGAGCCCGGGCCCCCCTCCTCCTCCTCCTCCGGGTGGGGGTGGTGGTGGTTCAACTGCGGGACCTCCACAGCTCGACCTCTCGTTCATGCAAGGTTCCCAAACGTCCGGCTTCCGTTCGTACGTCCTTGCTTCGGACGTGAATAATTCAATGCAGGCAAACCAAAAACTCCGGGATCAGGCATCCCTCGTAGGCTAATGGAAATCTTTGAACTTGTAATCGACGAGGAAGCCGATACCTACGGCATCCAAGCAATCTCGCTGGTAGAAGAGCCCGCGATTGAAACGGACTGGGTCGCTCTCTCGGCTCAGTATCACTTCCAGACGGTAGACGCAGACCGCCGCATCCTCCTTGGCCCGGCCCTCATTCCTGACAAGCCGATTTACCGGAAAAGGGGAGACGAGGAGTTCCACATCTACTTCTCGAAAGAGACGGTAAGAAAAGCGATGGAGCTCTATTTCAAAGCGGGCAACCAGAGCCGCGCGACCCTCGAGCACGAGGTTCCCGTAAATGGAACTACCGTAATCGAGTCGTGGATCGTGGAAGGGGAGCAAGACAAGTCGCGGATGTACGGGCTGAACGTTCCTGTAGGTACGTGGATGGTTTCGATGAAGGTCGATTCGGAAGCAATCTGGAACGAGTGGGTCAAAGAAGGAAAGGTAAAGGGCTTCAGTATCGAAGGATTCTTCACGCGCAAGGTGGACCTCTCGGCTATCCCCGAGCTCTCTGCGGAGACCTTTGTAGACGAGCTGGAGGCCATTATTTCTGAAGCCGTGTCAAAAATCAAAAGCTTAAAAGGTTAATTGCTTAAACCCATCTCTCATGAATATTCAAGAACGAGTGGCGGCCCTGTTTAACAAGTACTCGGCTATGCTGGCTGAAGAGGCTCCCGTCTCTTTGGCTACGGCTGTACTTCAGGGTGGCCAAGAAATCCAAACCGCCGCTGAAGAGTGGGCGGTAGGTGTAGACGTTTTCGTCGTCAATGACGAAGGCGAGCAAATTCCTCTCCCGGACGGCGAGTACACGCTCGAGGACGGCATCGAGTTTACCGTCGTAGACGGGAAGGTGAACACGTGGGAGATGCCCGAAGAAGCTCCGGCAGCACCCGCAGAAGAAGCCAAGAAGGACGAGGAGAAGATGAGCGAAGACGTTCTGACTCGCGAGGAAGTGGCTAAAATGATTCAGGATGCCGTAGAGGCCGCCTCTACGACCCTTTCGAAGCAGTTCAAGAAAGAACTCGGAAAGAAAGAAGCCGAAATCCAGAAGCTCGCGAAGGCAGCTACCCCTTCCCTCCCGAAGGCTCCGGCCCGCCGCGAACGTCAAGCGCTCAACCTCACGAACCTCTCCACGGATCAGCGCGTCGCCGCTATCCAATCACACTTTATGAATCTCTAATTTCTCTGAAATGTCTCAATTTATCAAACTCGCGGACGCTTCGATCACGAGCAACTACGTAGGGAAACAAGCCCTGCCGTACGTCGCGCCCGCTATCCTCGCAGCGGATACGATTGCGAACAATTACGTCACCGTCCTGAACAACGTCCGGGGCCGCGCACAGCTGCGGAAGTTCTCCGGCTCGCAGATTCAAGCGGCTACCTGCACGTTCACCACGGGAACGGCTCTGGCTTTGACGGATGTGGCTCTCTCTACGATTGACCTCCAAATCAACGACCAGATTTGCAACAAAGACCTCCACATGGCGTGGGAGTCAGAGCAAATGATCGGTGCTGGTGCTACCGCTCCGGCGGATATGAAGGCTGCCGCTGGTCAGTACGTTGCAAAGCGCGCGGCAGAAGCTATCGAGTTCAACTTGTGGCAGGGTAACTACAACATCGACGCAGGTACGTCTAGCGGTGCTACTCACACGCTGTTCAACGGTCTGCTCCGCCAGATGGTGTTGGCTGCTCCGACCTACGAAGCAAACTTGACCGCTTCTTTGAGCGCTGGTAACATCTTGTCGAAGTTGCTCGCGTTGACCACGACGCAGTGCCCTCCGGCCCTGAAGGGTGACCCGAATGCAACTATTTACATGAGCCGCGGCACTAAGCAGCTGTATTTCTCGGCTCTGGCCGGAACCGCTGAGCTCGCTTTCTTTGCTGAAGGTATCGCGGACCGGTACGCAGGCTACCGCGTAGTTACTCCCGCTGGTTTCCCGGATGATACGCTCCTCATCTCTCGCCCGGAGAACTTGTACGTAGGTACGAACCTCCTCACGGACTTGACGGAGGCCCGCGTTCTCGACCTCATCGACGTAACCGGTGACGACGTTACCCGCGTCATCATGAAGTTCGCGTTCGGTACGCAGGTTGTGGATCACGATTCATACGGCTTGCTCCGCCGGACCACGTAATAGAAACCCGGATTAAGGGGAGGGGCTTCGGCCCCTCTCTTTTGTCCTTAAATTGAAACTCATGGCTTGTTCTATCACAATTTCGGGACGGGGTTTCCCC